CTATTAAAAACCGTGCAATCTATATAATAAATTACATGTTTTTCTATAGTTACTGAACATTTTTATTAGTCTATATTAGATATGATTATTCTATCTATTTCTTACAACATAACTTTTAGTATAGAAAAAATGTCCAGTAACTATTAAAAACCGTGCAATCTATATAATAAATTACATGTTTTTCTATAGTTACTGAACATTTTTATTAGTCTATATTAGATATGATTATTCTATCTATTTCTTACAACATAACTTTTAGTATAGAAAAAATGTCCAGTAACTATTAAAAACCGTGCAATCTATATAATAAATTACATGTTTTTCTATAGTTACTGGACATTTTTATTATAATGATATGTTAGTACTCTATCTTACCACTATCTTTCCATCTTTTAGCTGTCTTAACATTTATACCAATCTTATCACACAACTCTTTTACTGACTTGAATGTATCATCTTTTTTCAATTTGTATTTAGATATATCAACTAACACAACAACTGGCTTTACACCAGCTTTACCACCTGCTTTAACACATACATTGTCTAAATTAAAAATACGTGCAAGAACATAAGACACTTCTTTATTGTTGTCAATATAGTATTGTATATTATGTGTAGTTTGAGCAGCGACATCATCTAAGCTGCTGATTTTAGTGTTGTCTAGCTTTGTAGCTGAAGGCAGCAGCATATCGTAGTCATCTTCAAAGAATTGTCTAATTGCTAGATTGCTTTGATATACTGACTCATACATACTTTTAGTTTTCCAAAGCATATCAATCAACTCGTTTGGTATAGTTGCAAACATCTTACACTTATTCTTGAATTGCGTATAGTACAAACCTTTCACTTTATAGTTGTTTTTGTCTTTATTCTTTAGACATACGAATCTTATATAAGAAAATATTGCATTGCATTCAGCTTTAGTAATATCTCTATCCCATACTTTTACTATATCATCTGTGTTGGCTTGCATTCTATACCATACAAACGCATACAGCTCCTCATACTCAACTTTTCGATTTAATAGTTTTTTATATATATTAATGAATAGAGAGAGCATCTTCCAATTAGAGCGTGCAGCGATAAAGTCTGCATTAAGAAGTTTGTGTATACCATATTGTTTGATACTATCCCATAATGGCTTAAATTTAGCCAACTTTGTGTCTTTATGTATTTGTGCTTTAACATTATCATTTATCTTACCTTCCATAATTGCTCTAATTGTTTTGTCTCTAACTTTTTTAAGTTGGTTAGCGAATTTAGTATGACGTTTTTTAGCGTCTTTGTCATTGTCTATATATAGACATTGAGTATAGTCATCATCAACTTTGATATTGTAGTATTCAGATGTAAGATTGTCAACTATAGCTTTCATTGTCTGGTTATGCTGCTCAGAAGCCATAATTACTGCATATGGCCACACATCATCATCAGAGAACAACATATAAGACTGTCCATATATTGTTATTGACTTATCTTTATTCTCTTTATCATACCATATATTAGCATACTGTTCTTTCCAATATTTAATTCTTTGTTGTAGAGTGCGTGGATGCTCTATTGTGTAGTCTAAGAACTCACAGTCTGATTTAGTCAATATGATGTATACAACAATATTCTTGCTGTTTCTAAATCGTCCAATCACTTGAATTATCTCTTGCCAAGTCTTTAGTCCAACAATAATTACAGCTGCATCTTCAGGGTCATCTAAGTCATTGCCAACACCAAAGTACACACTACTCAAAAACACATTATACTTATATGGAACAATACTTTCTGTTCCTTTATAGTTCTTTGAGTCCAACACATGGTATGTAGACACGTTATGTTTAGAGTCATCACCATCTATATCTTTCTTATGGAATATTCCAACATTCTCTGTATAAGGATATGATGCTCTGAAGTCTTCAAGCTTATCAACAGGTGCATTGCTCCAATATATGTAAGTGTTTCGCCCTTCATTTACATTGTCTTGCACCAGACGATTAAGATAATATGGCATGATTTTATTGCTTTCAAGCCTCTTAAAAGACACATTTATGTCTTTGTCTGGCTTTTTAGTGATGATGAACTTTCTTTTTATGTCAATCAGCTCATTTTCAGCCATTGGAGTTGCAGTCTGTATGATTACTTTTACAGTCTTGCTTATTTCAGCAATCACTCTAGTGAATGGAATCAACACATTTGCCCTAAAACGGTCTTTAGCCAATGTATGAGACTCATCAATCACAATAAGTCCAAACTGAGACATGTATTCAACAATTCCATCTCGTGGAACATATTCACCAGTGTCTTTGTCTCTTCTTACAAATTTGTTGAAGTTAGTGACATACATTCCATATCCATTCAATTGTGCAGGAAATTGATTGCTGCCAGTAACGTCAATGACATCATCATCATATTTAGACTTGACAATAGATATTAGAGGCTCAACAATTGCAATCGGTTTGTGTGTAGTATCACCACTTTCAAGAATTTTCTTGTTTAGATTTATCCATGCTGTAGTCTTACCACCACCAGTTGGAGCTTGCCATATGTTAACACCAACAACAGACATATTCAACAAATTGCCTAATACATCTCCAAGGTATTGATTATCAGACAGATGTATATTTATACAGTTTATTTTAAATCCATATACTGATAATCTGTTAACATCAACAACTGTGATGTCTAATGTGTCAAATTGTGTTAAAAACTGATTATATAGATTATTTTGGTCTCTTTCATCATGGTCTATAAGTCCACATACATACCACCATAGTTTTAATGCTTTATCTTTGTTTGGCTCTAATGCTTTTATTGCTGTCAAATCTGCAAATCTAGCATTGTGACTTCTCTTGACTTTGTAATATATCTTACGTATTGTATATCTATAGCTAGATTGCACATCTGTGTTGGTTGGCAGGACTATTGGTGTGTATGCTTTCTTTACATCTTCAACTGTCTCACTTGCTTTGTCAAAGTCATCTTTGTTGATTTCACCAAATGTAGGTATTTTAGTGTAGTCATTGAATAGAGGAGCTTGCCATAAGTACATGCATTGCAAGCTTGACTTAGAGCATTTGTCTAATACTCCATCATAGTCAATCATTTCTTTGAATGCATCACCAAATGAATAGAATATATTGCGAGCATACTTGTCTGTCAATATAGCACATTTGTCAAAGTTGTCTTTTGACTTATCACAGCCCCAATACCATATGATTCTAAATCCAAGTCCACTTGCAGTAACATATGAGCATACATAGTTGTTTGGATAGTCAATTATAGCTTGTCGATGTATATGCTCATGTAGCTTGTTGATGTCGATTGATAAATTCTTGTCCTTGAAATAATTTTTAGTGTCAATATCTGTAAATGTGACATTATTCCAATAGTCAAAGTTAAGTGTTGATTTTGTCATGCGATATCCACAAGTGAATGCTTGTATCAATGGGCATTCTTCTTTCACAAATGTTGGTTTTACAAACTTTTGGATATCTTCGATTGTGCCAAGCTGCATCACATCCTTGCCAGATGGCTTAGTGAATTTCCAAATGTTTTCCTTTTTGTCAAAGTACTTTCTTGGAATGAAGTAATTAAACTTTATTTGCATACTATTAAATTTATAAATTTTATTAATAAAAAGCATCAACCAGACGATGATAAGGAATGAATGTGTCCGGTTGATGCTTATAGTCCGATATATGTAATATACCGTTATGTCTTCTATTTCAGTTCCTGTACATATATATTAATAATATTACTAAATTCGATAAAATTCAATAAAAAGACATAAAAAAAATACCACCTATCTTCTCAGACAAGTGGTAATTTATTTTTAAAATGCAAAATTAAAATTCAATTACTTATATAATAATAATCACATTTTATACAAATTTCAACATAATGTTAAACAAATAGTATTCCAAAAGAGAACAAAACTGTTCTAAATAAGAACAAAACCACTCATCTTCACAGACAAGTGGCCAAATACATTAAAAAGTAATTATTATAAAAACGAATTTATCAAAAAAATGAATTATCAAAACATCAACCACTGTATTTCAAAGTGGTATTTCTTTAGAAAGTGTGTAACATGCACATTTGCCAATAGAATATCCAAGTCCATTGTGTTGCTTAATGTTACAATATATACAAATGTTTGTTTATCAATGATGTCAAACTCAAACTTCTTAGATATGAAGTTGATTGCATCATCAATTATGATTTTTGCCTCAGACTTACTCTTATTGGCTCTAATTTTGTAGAATGTAGTGTAATAGCATTCTTTGCCTTCATAAGTCAGATGTCCTTCTAGTCCATCAACAACAATGTTTGCTTTGATGTGTCCTTCATCTGTGTATTTATTCAGCGTCAATATATAATTGCTGAATTTACTGTCATTTGTTTCATTTTTCATATAACAGGATTTAAAACATATATTTATATATTTAATCAAACTAAAGTTTGATATACAAAAGCATTAATGCTTTTATTAATAATAATCAACTGTAGCAGTATAATTCAACAAATTGAGTATTCCAAAAGTTAACAAAAGTAGTCCAAAAGTGAACTATAATATATAAAACTAAAAATATACATACAGGTCAAACAATAGAATTGACGTGGTTATACTCCACGCTTTATCTGGTTCATTCAAATATAAAAAATATGTATTTATATATCCAAACAATTTGATGTAAACCTGGACAGCCTGGCATATATCCATGTAAATACAAATAAAAAACCACTCATCTTCTCAGACAAGTGGAAAAATATAAATTAAAAATATAAAAACATTATGGCAAAAAGAAATTTTAGTAAATTTCAATCTTTATATAATCAATCTATGATTGATACATCTTTGATTAATAATAATCAACTTAAACAGTTTTATACTATTCCATATGGAACAAAAAGTGTCCAATATTACACTTCTTGCTCATTCTTACTCTTCAAAGTGACTTCTTCTTCATCTAATTTGCTTCTAATCTCAGACTTGAAGTTTACCAGTTCAGAGTTGTAGTGTGCTGATATGCCAAATATGCTGCCTGCAAATGTGAGCAGTACACCTAAACATGTTAAGAATGATGCACTTACTTCACCAATTGGTTCTATAGCAAGTCCACCTATAGCGACTAAGACAAGTCCAAACACAATACATACCATAGCAACAGCATATTGTATAATTTCTTTAGTTTGATGAGTCCATTTCATTTCTGTTTTGTAGTATATGCATATATTTACTGTTGCCGAACAATCATATTAGTATCATTTTGGTTGTTCAATTTTGTAGTTGGCAACAATAACAGTATTATATTCATTGTCTTTACCATATTTGAACATATCATTGAATGTATCTTCTGTTATGCGCAAGTCTAATATCTCATACATATTCTCGTCAATGCGTTTCTTTAGCTTGTCAATCTGGTCTTGTAGCTCTTTTATCTTAGCTTCAAACTTTGAAGTGTCAACATTGTTTATGATAGTAGTAGTTGTAGTTCCATTGTTGGCAGCGCTAGCAGTAGTAATTTTGCCTGTTGTCTTGTATGTTGTAATTCGTATCATATGTGTATTATCTTATATATATGTAAAAATAATTTTCTAACAGAAAATATATCATACGATTAGTATGATTATAATTTCAAAGTGAAACATATTATTTTCATTTTGAAAAACAATTACTGCTCTCTAAGTTTCAAAGTGATACTATCTGTTTTCAAATTGATACTATGACTGAATGTTACAAACTTCTTAGCTTTGAAATAGTTGAATTTGTAATTTGCAAACTCATCACCACACTTGTCATATTTGAATGTAGTCTCTAATATGAGCTTTGGCTTGCTGTAAAGCAAGTATTTGTCGTTCACATATATCATCTCTGGCTTAGCTATATCACCAGTTACGTTGTCATTTATTGTGTCAATTGGAGCTTTGTTGACCATATCAATCATGCAGTTCTTAAATGTAGTAGCATTTATGCCGCATTTGAATGCTGTAGATGCATCAACGCCACTAATCAAATCAAAGTCTATCTGTTTGTCAGTCACATAGTTATGATTCTCATCAGAACAATATACAAGTCCATTGTCTTCATATGTAGTGTCATATCCACCATTGTCAGATGCAAGCTTAACATTGAAATTCTTAATGATTACATTCTCACAATATGGAAGAACTTGCACACAGTTAGATGACCATGTGGTGTGTCTGAACCAAGTCTTATGGCGTCTTACTAGCTCATCAAATGTGATGTTGCATACACCAACTATCTCAAACGTCAAGTCTCCAGCCAATGCATCACTTGCTTTAATTGGTATAGCTGTGCCTGATACAGAGCCAAGATTCATATAAGAGTGTACATTATTAGCCATATCATGCTCTTCACCAACAAGATAGTCTCCACCAGCCAAGTCTGGTCCTAAATAGAATTTGTCATTGTAAATCTTAGTTCCATCATCATCAAAGTCAAATGTCAAGTCTGACTCTTTCACCCAGTCATATTTAGAGCTTCCATCTTCAAGTATAGTCTCAACACAATATTTGTCTCCAATCTTCATCTGGCAAGCCAATATAGGAATTTTATATATGCCATCTATACCATTGTTTGGATTGTTATAGCCAGTCACATTGTATTGAAGCAGCTTATTCTCTTTGTCATCAAAGAATGGATTAGCACTTAGCATAGTCTCATCTGCTGTTACAGTCTTGTCCAATGGAGCTCTAGTGTTGAAGTATTTCAATGCATAATATTTACCATACTCATTCAGTCCAGATGGTACTGTGTTATGAGCATTGCCATCTTTCTTAGAGTCAGCAAATGTCTTGTCTTTCAATTGGCCAGCGTATACCCATTGCTTCTTTTCTAATAGTGACTTATATATGTTGTAATTCTCAGTCAAGTCTGTTGTTGCTTGTATTGGATTCAACACAATTTTACCACTAAACACAATGTAATTAGTTATGGATGAGTCAGTTGGACTATATGTACCGCTTGATGTTGACTTGTATTTGATGCTCATCTTAGCATTCTTCAAGTCATTGTCTGTTGGGTATGGTGTAACTTGCTTCTGTATTGAAACAGACTCATCATTTTCATTCTTAGTGTAAAATGTGTAAGTCAAAGGCTTGCCAACACCATTGCCATTTATTGATATGACTAGGCTCTTACTTATAGATGGTGCTTTCAATGGTGAGTTGTCAGACAGCTTCTTAGCATCAGTACGGCCAAATCCAATTATAGCTGGCATAAGCGGCTTTTTACGCATCTCAGACAATATCTTCCATTGGTTGATGTATGAGCCTAAGTCTGACTTCTCATAATACTTGGCAAACACATCAACTCCATTTCTAGTGAATGACCATTTGTTGTTCATATAGTCTCTTATAAACCAGTTGTATGTGTATGCTTTATCATAGTCAGTAGTTCGACCATTGACAATTGCTTTGAATGCGTTTATAGCAGTATTGCCATTGCCTTCAGATATATATTCAGTCATATACTGCTGCATATTGTCATATGGTGATATAAGACTGTCATCGTCTAATGGTGACTCTAACACAACATCAAACTTGTCTAATTTAGCTTTTACTTTGATTTGTGTATACACATCATCTGTAGATATGTTAGTGTCTGTGTCGATATAGAAGTCTTTGTCCACATTTATTGTAGTCAGACTTGAATTATGCTCATTACCATTGTCTATATTAGTCCATGTGATGCTGTCTTTGCTAGCCAATGTAGAGTCTGAGAATATGTAGAAGTCATATCCATTCTGTATGATGTTCAGATTTAAGAATTTGAGTAATTTATCCAATACCTCTTCCATTGTCTCAACATCATCATAGTCATCACCTAAGAATAGTGACTCTGGACAGCCAACTCTATTGAATATGTTGCCATTGTGTAAATATTTGCTTCCATCATAATAGACAGCTGAATATGTGAATATATCCACTACGCCGCCTATTACATCACCTCTGTTATAAAGTTCTATATTACTCATTTTTTAAAAAATCTATGTTTGTTCATTATATATATCATGTTCATTCTGATTGAACAGTCCAGGAAGGAGGAACGTCAGCGTCCATATTAGTCCATGTAGCGGCTGCATTCTTTATAAATGTACCATATTGTGCTACACCAGTTAACCAATTAACAAGTGCTGCATTGTCGGATGTAGTTTCAATAAACATTGCTTTAACATAATTTAACTTTGTACAATTATGGAACATAAAATAATAACATCCTTCAACCAATGTAGTAGCTGGTAATGTTGGAGCTGTTGTAAGTGATGTACATCCGCCAAACATATTTTGATAACAATACCATTTTAATGTAGTTACCGGCAGCTCTGGCGCAGTTGTAAGCGCTTTACAATTTTCAAACATTGCAAAATAACATCTTTGGGCCAATGTAGTAGCTGGTAATGTTGGAGCTGTTGTAAGTGATGTACATCCGCTAAACATAAATGCATAACAAAAAGTGACTAGTGTATTAGCAGGTAGTTCTGGCGCAGATGTTAGTGATTTGCAATCTTTAAACAAGTAATAGAATGCATAATCTGCCAATGTTGTACCAAAGTTAAGCAAAGACATTATATTACCACTTGCGGCAATTGAGCCAGTCATAACAAAATATTTATAAATATAACCAGCTTCGCTCATTGGTCTAGCATCATCTGACTTCAAATACATCTTATCACCATCAGTCAATGTTACAGCTGACAAATCCCATGTTTGCCATCCACCATTATTTATCTTGTATTGTATAACTTTATAAGCTGACTTTTCTGGTGTACCTTCTTGTGTCATACTAACAGTACTTTCACCAGTAGATGTAAAGCATAAATAGTTTTTGTCTGGTTCTGGCTTAGGATCAGGCAGATCTGGATTAGGGTCAATTGGTTTATCTGGTATACCTATATCTTCATAGAAATTAGTCTTATGCCATTCATTACCATAATATACCCAAACATAACGTTTTAATGCAGATACATTTGGTTCATCTCGCAGCTCAAATGTACAATGCTCCATACCACGTAGATGCTCAACATCACCAGCTTTATGTATACCATAGTCGACAACATATGTTCTTGTTACGTTTGTAATTACAGTATACTCTTCTAAGTGTATTTGCTCTATAACATCACCATATGTTACAGTGTCTCTATATACTTGGTCAAATATAGGCTCAGCTGTGCGCCTTGACACATTAGTTCTAGTCTCATACGTGCCATCACCATCTATATCAAGATATGCAAACTCTAAATTGTATTTCAATCCATTGTATGTTGTAGTCTTTGTCTCATCTAATATCCAATTCGGCTCAAGTACTTTACCACGCTTATAGTTGCCAGTAGCAATGTTCTTTACTTGTCCATCAATTGTAACTTGCTCAACCTCAATTAGTTTAGCATAAAATACACCATCTTGGTATATATATCCATCTGTTATCCAAATGAAATGTGACATAAACATTGGTTGTGGATAATTGTCCAAATTTAAATTTGCATTCATTATGCCAAACAGTACTAAATAATCTTTTAGACTAATGGTCTGTGCATTTTGCTTAAAATCATCATACTTGTCTTTGTCAACCAAGTTTGTGTCTTCTAATGTGGACAACAAGTCACGGCAATTCACATCTAAAGTAGTCCACTCTTCAACATAGTCTTGAGTATATGTGTTTGGTGTCACATAGCCAGCAAATACACATTTGCCATTTCTTAATATGTTGACTATCACTGACTTTTGGTTTGCTGCCCATAGATAGTCACCTAAATAGATGCGTGTCACAAGTCGTATAGTTGCTGACTTTTTAATGATATGAGTGAAATAATCATCTCTATCACAGTCAATAGTTACAGCATCTTCAGCTGCGAATTTGACTAATGCTCCACCAAGCTCTATATTGTCACCATTCTTCTCATTTCTAATTTTTACAGTTATGGTGTTGTTATTTATATCTTTATATGTTCCTATCAACCACATTTCATTTATGTAATTTATTTAATACCAATATTTTTACCAGTCAACGCTTTAGTCTTACCATAGTTCTTTTGTGACAAGTATATGTCTGAGCCTCTTATTTTACCAGTGATACTAACATTAGTACCATTCTGTGTATAAATTCCATTGTCTAACATATTGAACAAATGTGACTGTTGTCGACTGTTTAGTATCATCTCACCACTATTTACTCTAACTAACTGTTTGTCACCCATAGTAGATGAACCACCAACAATACCACCAGACTCAAATCGTTTAATCGTACCGATAACTGTGCCTAATGTAGTGATACCTGTTGTGACAAAAGCAATCCATCCTAATGGTCCAAGCTTAGCTGCTTGAGCTGATGCTGTAGCAAACCCGAGTATAATCTGTCCGATTGCAGCAAGGACAGCGCCAGCTTTAGCAATCTCACCATTACCACCAATCTCCATCAATGCATCACCTAAGCGTGCAAAACTGCCAGCTACAACATCAATAGCAGTATGTCCACCAAACAGCTCATCCATAGTCTGAAGTTGTTGTAGCTTAGCAAATGCAGCATCTGCTTCATCTTGTGTAGTTTTTAACTGTTCATTTATACCACCTTCAGCCAATATCTTGTTGTTCCAAAACTCATCACCTGTCTCAGAGTATTTTAGCATATATGCAGCTTTCTTTTGTAGAAGCTCATCATATTTGTTACTTAATTCATCAAACTGATCAGACAAGTCAGACTCATCTGTACGCTCTTTATATCTGTCTTTGAATGCTTTTAATGGAATATTGTAATTTGACTGCATTACAACATCTTCTTGCTTTGTCTTCTCTATTTCAGCTACAGCTCGCTCATTGTTTTGTCTTTTTAACAGCTTAGAATAATCATTTAGCTCATTATTAAGCATATCAACTAGCTCTTTGTTGTCTGCATTTGATGTTACAAGTCCTTCCAATGTCTTAATATAAGTCTCTAATGCTGATTTTTGCTTCTCTGTAGCTTCAGATTGTGTTATAAGTCCGAGTTTAAGCTCTTGTCTTGCATTTTTAATGTCCTGAGCATATGTTTTAGCTGCTTTATCAAAGTCATAATATCCTTTGTAGTTAGCAAGCTCTTTATTTTTGTCATCTATACTATTTTTAATCTTTTTTATTGGCTCAGACAACTGTGCAAATGCTTCTGTCCATGATAAGTTCTTTTTATTTTTTAGTTTTTCAGCCTCTGTAGTAATCAACTCTTTCAACTCTTCAACGGCATTTGTTGCTTTAGCATATGCGTCTGAAAATGAGCCATTTGTGTCAAATTCAAATTTAGCTCGTTCAATCAATTTATCTACTTCAGCTTCTTTTGCTGATACAATGTCTTCTGGTGTATCATGTTTTGTTGTAGTTGTTGCATGAGTCTTGCTTGTTCTGCTGTATGAACGTCCACTATTTGATTCATTACTTGATGAGCTAGATTTGTATGATGGGTTCAAATTACTAAATATGTCATCTGCTGTATTCTGAGCTTGCTGCATTCTGCTGACCATATAGTTTACTCTTTTGTTATAATTACGAGTATTCTCTTCTATTGCTTTAGTGTTTGCTTTACTAGCTTTTACATACTCTTTGCTGTTTGCTTTAGCCACACCAGCATCAGTCAAAGTATTGAGCCTCTTAAAGTCCCAACCCATGCCAGTCTTCTTATAGTCTACACCTTCAACTAAGCCAAGCTCTTTTATTTTGTCTTCAGATACAACATCACCTGACTTCCATGTACGCTGCCTATAGCCTTCTCTTAAGGCCATATCACGCTCAATGTATTTAGTTGTCTCTTGCTCTATCTTCTTACCCCATGCATATGCTTCACCTATAGAGATGATAGCTCTTCTTACTTTATCTGAGTTACGAACTAGCTTATCAAATGCTCTATATAAGTCATTAGTTGCACCAGTGAATTTCTCTATCTCAGTACGGTTGTCTTTAAGAAATTTGTTTTTCTCTTGCTCTGTACGTAGATTTATCCATTCATTTTTAAGCTTAATAAATGATGTTAGGCTTTGTGCTGAGCCTTCAGCCACAGCTTGGTGGAACTCTTCTTGCTTTTGTTTAGCTTTTTCTAATGCATCTGTACCTTCTTTTACTGCTTCTGTGCTGTTGTCTGCACATAAAGCATATGTTGTATATGCTGCTGCTCCAACCAACAACAAGCCTGTAAAGTCTCCAAGTAATGCTTTACCTACTGCTTTAGTCACATTCCAAGCTGTTTGAGCAGCTGTGTCTTTTCTAGTAAGAGATGTGTTCAATGCTTGTCTTACATTGTTTATCTTAATTGCGACTTCTTTTTTCATCAATGTAAGTACTGACTGCTCTTGTAGCAAGTTTTGTATAGTCTGTAGACCATTGGCTATATTGAGTAGCGACATCATTGTCTGTTGTACTCTGTTCACTTGGTCTTCAGCCACACCAAATTGAGTCATTAAGCCGGCTCCAACTTGGACAACAGCATTTACACCTTGGAACACACCAACCATCTGGTCTAATGACTTAGTATCAGATGCCATATTGGATATCTCTGCTCTAAAGTCACCCATAAAGTCATACATCTCTGCTGTCTGTTGCTTAGCAGCGTTCAACTGAGCAGCAAGTTGTTGACCAATGTCTGACTGCTGCATCTCTTTGGACATAGCATTATAAGCAAGAGCCAGTTGTTGTGTAGCTTTGTTCAGTTGTGAATATGCTTGTCTTGCATTCAGACTACCCGTTTTGACTTTATCTATGACGTCAGCTGTCTTGGATGCTGCCTTAGTAGCATTATTCATTGCAGCAGAGAAGCCTTCATCTTGTGCTGTAATACCTATTTTTAATTGTGATGCCATTTATAAATAGTTATGTTTTTGATTGCTGCTCATATATTGCAGCCTTAGCTTTCAGCCGTTCAATGTCTTCGTTGCTTATTTCTTTATTATGCTCATCTTCATCTGTTGGCAATGGAAATACATCTTTTGGTGACTTGTGGCCTTTCATATATGGTGCCAAGCTTGACCATACGATGTATCTAGTCTGCTCCCATTCATGCTTATAAGCAAATTTGACATACTCACACAATAAGTCTAACTCGTAGTCTAATAGATTGTCCATGAAAGTCTCATACGTAACCATTCTGTTTTGTATGACCAAGACTTTTAACATTTCATGGACAATTAAAAATCCTTGTCTTTCTTTGACTTAGATTTAGTCTTAGGCTCTTCCTTGATTGGTGTCACTTTTGCTGATACTTCAACATTCTTAATGAACCAAGATGCAAAGTCGGCCAATATATTGTGTTGTGAGTCCAGCCAGTCCATATACTCATCATATGTGATATCCAAATTCTTGTGCTCATACTGTAGTGTAGCCAATATAGCAGAGTAGAACAATACCACTAGACTAGTGTAAGATGATATAGTCTGCATATCGATTGAATGGCCCATTATATTCTCATAGAACATATATATTCTAAGTGAGTAATGTAGCTCTAATTCTTGTTCTTTGATTTTGATTTTCATAAGTCTAAATTATATGTTTTTCTATATAATCAGTCTAATCGACTGATGTATCAAAGCTTATTGCTTTGATTAAAAATAAACAATTTGTATGTAAAAAGTCAAAAGCAGAGCATGGAATATACATCCACACCCTGCTTGACTTATGAAAAATGATTGAACGACGTCAATGCTGTTCTAATCACGCTCCAGCTTGTTTCACTAATGGAGATGTACCAGTGAATGTAGCTGAGAAAGTAGCATTTTCACCAGTATTAGCATTCACTGTCAAACTAGTGATAACAGCTTTACCTTTAAGTACACCTTGAGTTGCTGGTGACCAGTTCTCTTTAGATGCATGCTCTAAGCCGTTAGTGTCATAGTCTGCAGAAGCGCCAAATACAATCTCAACTGGAGTCTTGCCAATAAACAAGGTCCATAGATTGTCAAACTCTGTAGTAGAGTATAAGTTGTCTGTGCTTACTTCCCAAGTCAAGTTACCTACTTCAGATGCACCCCAATAACCATGGTCTTTGGACGATACATCAATGGTGTTACCAGTCAAAGTAAGTGTATGGGCAGTAGCCAAAGCAATTGATTTGCCCTGATAAAAGAGCATCAATTCATCACCTTTTACAATTGTGTTCATATTCTAAATATTATAATATTTTTGTTTACAAAAATGTATCAGTCTTCAGACTGATTAATTTTGTATCGAATTGATTACCAATTCATTGTACTTTCAACACAAAAGTCAACTGTTGTATGAAAGCGTTATTGTAGATAGTCTCATTTGCTGACTGCATCGTTATCTGTGATATGTATATGTTATCATCTTTGTAACGTTTGCCTTCAAGTGAGTTACGTATCTCAGATGCGATTGAGACTGATACATCATATCTGTCTGTTACAGCAGTGGCAGTGACTGTAACAGTGTCTTCAAAGCATCCATCTTTACTATATGCTGACAACACACTATCTCGATTGATGACTATAAACGGAAATGTAGTGCCTTGCTTTGCATCTATAGGATATATTCTTGCGTATGGAACTAAGTCCATAAGTGCATTATTTGCTTTTAGCAGCTTTAAAACATATTTTGTTATTGATAAGGATTGTTTCATTGTTCGTTATTGATGTCATCTATTGTCTTTTCAACAGCAAGTATAACTTGTTGTGTAGCAGCTTCTTGCTGTGATAGTGCATTCTTTAAAAACCAGTTTGGTGCAATCGAGCCTCTGTTCTTTCTAGTTACACCCATCTCAAAAAATCTTAATCTCCATGTGCCATCATTCTTGTTTTGGTTGCCCAATACGCTTACAAAGCCAGTAGGCATCTTCTTCCACATATAAGTACGAACACCTTGGATTAGCGGAATGCCAAACTTACCAGTAGTTGAGTTATATCTGAACTTAGAAGATTGTATGTTGGCCAAGACTTGGTCTCTCAATACATTGATGCCTTCTGATACACCATGCCTTGCAGCAGACATAATTCTATCATCTGCCAAGTCAAAATACTCTTTTAGTGCATCTTTTAAGTCTTGTCCTACTTCTATTTCATATTGTTTTGTCTTACTCATTTATCAGCTCGCATTCTATGATTTTTTGATTGTATTCTCTATCATCACTTATTGCCAAGATGCGATATTGCTTGCCTTTCCATTCAAGTCTATCAAACTCAGTTATTTGTTGATATCGTCTAATATAGAAAGTCTTTGTGTAAGCATAAAACACTTCATGGTTGATGTCCACTCTGTTGCCAGTCTTGTAAGAGACAGATGCTCTTATCCAAGCGATTGGCTTGTATGTGTCTGTCTGCTCATTGAACTCATTACGCTCAACTACACAACGCAATATTCTAACCTTCTCATTCAGTATTCCTGCTTTCATGCTTGGCAATTGTTATAATTTTTATATGCTGACAATAGATACTCGTATGAATGTGGTATATCATAGTATGATGCGACAGATACGGACTCTCGATTCATATACATATTGCCAACAAAGAGCATCATTGCATGAACAACAGGTGGAGGTAGAACTCCACCGTTGTTTATAGCAATGTCTTCTAACTTAACTCCACAATGACGCTCCACTATAGCTTCTGCGACTTCACCGAGTGACTCGATATATGAGTCATCATCGATAAATTCGGCTTCAATGTTCAGATGCTTTTTAAGTGTGTTTAAATCTAAATAAGTCATGTGTGTGTTATGTATATAATTTTACTCGTATATTTCAACTGTTGACAATCAGCCGTTTTGAGTAGTACCAAATGCAAATGCTTCTGGTCTAAGTGTAATAGCGTCGAAGAATGCGTTGATTACAATACGAACTTGGCCGTCTTTAGCAAGTGTATATGGGTCAACAACAAGGTCAATTGAGCCCCATTGTCCAATTGCTAAGTTGTTCCAATCACCGTATGCAATGTTTTGTGCTTCAACATTTGAGGTGTTGAGTACTGGTGTACCATCAACTTCACCATTCTCCATTACGAGTTGAGTTGACTTGCTTGACTTAGGCATATTGCGAAGAGCAGCCTTAGCTTTATTGCTCATCACATATTTGCATTCACCAATTACATTTGCGTCTTCAATTGAAGCTTCAAGGTCGCAGATGTCTTTGAATGTAGCAATAGTCTTAGGTGATTGGCCGTAGAAGATACCAGCTGGAGTAGTAGTGCTGCCTTGTGCTGAGCCAAGAATGGTAGACTCAAGCTTAGAGTTTATAGCAGCGACAATATCAGCGCGAATAGCTTGTTCTGCACCAATTGAGTCTTGTACAAGGAATTGTTTGCTGATGTCAACATATGCAGTCAAACGTTTAGGTTGAAGCTTTTTGCTGGTGAATGTATATCCAGCTTCTTGTGCTGAAGCGACTTCACCTTCCCAAGTTACATTGCCTGCACCCATAATAGGTACTTGCACATCACCAATAAGGCCGGACATATATTTTGCACCTGCAGCTACAAGTACGTTTTTAGCTCTAAGTGGAGTAAGCAAGTCAGCAAACTGAACTTCAATTACGTCATCATGCTCATCTGTTACGGTTACAGCAGCTCTAGACTCAACTGGAAGCTGGATTTGACCGCTGAATGATTGGCCTGCTGAACGCATCTCATCTGCACCAGCATTGATTACTGCTTGTGATACAGCATCAAGTGAGCGGTTGTTAGCAATATCATTAATTGCCTTTAAGAGTGAAAATTGTTTTTTCATTTTGTTTCTATTAGATATATTTTCTTTGTAGTCGTCGTCTTTGTCACATTGAGGTCCTTCACATGGTTCATCCATTTCATCTGGGTCATTATCACATGACTTAGATTCATCTGGTTTATCACCACATGACTTAGTCTCATCAGGTTTGTCACCACATGACTTAGTCTCATCAGGTTTGTCACTACATGACTTAGATTCATCAGGTTTAGACTCACATGACTCAGACTCGACTGATTCAACAGGCTTATCCTGTTCTTTTTGTTTTTCTTGTTCTTTTGATTCATTTGGATCAGCTGTCTTACCAGCTTCCATTTCATCCTTTTCGTCTTCTTTCATATTTTGTTCTTCTGTATTTCTAACATATTCTAAGCATCTTGCTGATACTGAAGTAGTTGGATATGCAGGTGTATAGACTGGGCTGATTTCATACAATGCGTCAAACATTATAATCTCACGCATGTATGTGCCATCTTCTTGCTTAGTCCATACTTCACCACTGCCGTCTTCTGGCAATGAGAATGCAAAACTAGTGCCGTACATCTCACCACGATTGATATGTTCTAACAGATCATTACCATCTTGTGTATTAGGTGCTTCAAACTCATAGTATAAGCCATCATCACGTAGGTCTAATTTCAATGAGTTTGGTGTACGAGCAAGCACTTTGCTCCAATCATGGTTGAAATAGGCAAATATGTCAGCATTCTCTAACATAGAAGCAGGCAATGCAGATGGATTTATACGCTCAGTGAAGCCCATAAAAGCAGAGTCTTCATTGAAGCGGATAGCATATCCGCTAACTGTACGCCCATTTGTTGTAAATGCGCGTGCTATGCTTCTTATTTCTCTATTTTGTTCCATTTTGTATGTATAATTCTATTTAATAATAAATAATTTTATATTGATATATCATGCTTTAGTATGATTAATAATAAATCATTTATCTGGACTTGCAGTTTGTATTGTCCAACCTGTTGGTATACCGTTATTACCAGTTACATCCCATGTAGCAGAAGAATTCTTAACAAATGTACCTGTTGTAGATACACCATATACCCAATTTTTTGTATGTGTTGTTGGTGTAGTAGTAAACATTGCTTTTATATAATTTAATTTTGTACAACCATAGAACATTTGATTATAACAACTTGATGATAATGTAGTAGCAGGTAATTCTGGCGCAGTTACAAGTGATGTACAACCATAGAACATGCTTGAATAACATGATGATTGTAATGTAGTAGCTGGCAAAGAAGGTGCAGTTACAAGTGATGCACAACCTTTGAACATGTTTGAATAACACATTCTCTTTAGAGTAGTTGCTGGTAGTTCTGGTGCATTTGTTAGCGCTGTACAACCACTAAACATACTATAATAACAACTATTATCCAAAGTAGTTGTAGGTAATATTGTTGGAGAAGTTGTTAATGATGTACAATCTTTGAACATATAGGCAAATGCAGCTGCGTAAACTGTATCAAAGTCAAATGTTATAGCAGCTTTTCTAATATCTGCGCCTTCAAACAATTTATAAAAACAATTGTTTGTAGCCGTTGTTGAAAAACCATTTATTGAATTTATATTACCTGAGCAATCAACTAAGCCGATTATAAAAATATTCATATATTCATTAGTATTGCGCCCACTAACATCGCCTTTTAAATACATCTTGTCTCCTGCATTTAAAGTTACTTTGTCAGATGTCATATCTGTGTGAGTCATTTCCATTGACGACCAACCACCATCATTTATTTTATAATTTAATGGACGATAAAACATTGTTGTTGAGCTTCCTTCTGTAATTTTTTTACCATACAATTGTACAGTAGTTCCATCATTTACTGCAGTTAAGCATAAATAGTCAGTGTGTGGATCTGGCATAGGGGCTTCACCTTCAACAGTTTGTATTGTCCATCCTGCTGGTATACCACTTGCTCCAGTTACTTGCCAATTAGCTTTACTATTCTTTACAAATGTACCAGTTGTTGATACACCAGATAACCAATCTGAAGTATATGCTGATGATGGTATTGTATTAAACAATGCTTTTACATAGTTCAAATTAGTACATCCGTTGAACATACGTGAATAACAAGAACTTGATAATTCTGGTGCATTCAAATCTGGTGCAGTTGTAAGTGATGTACAATTGAGGAACATCTCATAATAACAATGATCTGCCAATGTAGTAGCTGGTAAAGCAGGAGCAGTTGTTAATGATGTACAATTATAGAACATGCTTCCATAACAACTGTTTGCCAATGTAGTAGCTGGTAACTCTGGTGCAGTTGTAAGTGATGTACAATTAAAGAACATATAATAATAACAACTTTCTGCCAATGTAGTAGCTGGTAAAGCTGGAGCTTGCGTAATTGGACAACTACCAAACATCTCATAATAACAACTTTTTGCCAATGTAGTAGCAGGTAGCTCTGGTGCAGCTGTAAGTGATGTACAACCATTGAACATCATATAATAGCAATATTCTGTTAATTGAGTTGCTGGCAAAGTAGGTGCCTGCGTAAGAGCAGTACAACCACTAAACAACATGCAGAATTCATATGGATGTAATTTACTATAATCAATTAATGACATTATGTTACCACTAGCTGAAATAGAACCAGTCATAACAAATTTTTTGTATGTATATCTGCTTTCTGATAAAAGTATTACATCACCTCTTAAATACATTTTATCACCATCAGACAAACTTATTTCATTTAAATCCCAATCTTGCCAGTCATTATCGTTTAATTTATATTGTATTGTCTTTAAATCACTTCCGTCGTATGGATTTCCTTGTTGTGTAAGCTTTACAGTAGATTGTCCATGTGATGTAAAGCATAAATAATCATCATGTGGTACAGGTTCTGGTTCAGGCTCATCAGAATTTATTATTGTCCAATCTGTTGGTATGTTAGCAGATGCATTATCATATGTAGCTTCAACATTCTTAACAAATGTACCAGCTGGTGATACATTATATAACCAACCATATAAACAACCTTCTGCAGATATATCTGTGAACATTGCTTTAACATAATTTAACGTTCTACAGCCAGCAAACATATTATCATAACAATGTGCAGCTAGTGTAGTTGCTTGTAGTTCAGGTGCCCTTTTAATTGTAGTATTACCCATAAACATTCGATAACAACAGTAAGGCGATAATTTAGTAAGACTACCAAATGTCAAGTCTTTAAATGTCAATATAGTATAATCATCATTTGTTCTAAAAAATCCATTAAAACCATATTCTGGTATAGTATCACTAAAATCATATAAAGATGACAAGTCTCCACTAACTTGTATTTTTTTAGGCATATATATTTCATCGCGATTTACACGAATATAGCAATATTCATTTGTATTCATGTTTTGTGCATCACCTTTAATGTAAACTTTATCACCTTTCTTTAAATCATGCGGATTGTCAACACCATTCCAATTTGTAACGTTGAATTCTATCCATTCACCGTTATTTACTTTGTACCAATATTTCTTGTTTGCGTTCACCTCTTGTGACTCTGCAGACATTTTTACTTCAAGTGGTTGAAAAACCATTGATGATTCTGGATAGTCTTCTAAAAGCGTGAAGCATAAATAGTCTCTTTCTGGCTCTAACTTAGCACCATAGCATCCAGTATGCCAAGTATTGCCATTCACATCAACTAGAAGCAGCTCAGTGTCTTCACCAACAGCAATATCAGCATATCCATTCGCTCTGACGTATGCTTTTAGATTGTCAACTGAGCCCATATCAGCAATCAGATTGTCAAAGTTTGTATATCCAAATGCTCGTATGCAGTTGTTTATTGTATATATCATAACTCATTTTGATTTTTTTCTTGTTTATTCTCATCCTGGTTGACTTTGTTCTGGTTGATGTCTGTGTAAGGTATGAACAAGTCATCACATCCTTGCTTTGGATTCAGTCCAAAGAATTGTCTAGCTTCATTTATTGACATAATGCCGTTGCTGACTAGTGTAGATGCGTAGTTTGCCATATCTGTCTTGTTGCCTTTCATCAACGCAGACTCATCTAAGTCAATATATAAGTTGTCATGCATATAGTTTGGCGCTGTATACACAAGTTTACGGTTAAATTCGTCTTCAATCAGCTCAATGTAAGGCATTAGAGTGTATTGGACGAACTGTAGGTTCATTGCTTCAACAGTAGAGTAGGATGAGTGTGACAAGTCTTGCAGCAGCACTGGACTGATGCAGAAGAATCTTGCAATCTCTTGTATGTTGAAGACACGTGACTCAATCATCTGTGAGTCAGCAGCATTCTGAGATACTGGTATGAAGTCAGCATCACCTTCAAGTACAGCAAGGCCAGATGTAGACTCGCCGCTGCCATGTACTTGCTGCCAGCTTGAGCGTATAGCTTCTTTCTGCTCATCACTTACTATACCACGGCTGAACTTTAATATACCTTTCACGTTGCAGCCAGAGCTGAAATAATCTTCAGCTGCAGACTCTGTATAGTTAGACAAGTCCATAGCTCTTTGTGCATATGACAACAGTCCACGGCCAACATATCCATCATTGCTGTTCTTGTATATGTGTATCATATCTGTACGCTCAACACGGCCAGGCACGTTTGTATATCCACTAACTATGTAATACAATGTGTCTTTCTCTGGTATAGACTGTATTGAGACAGCCGACTCTTTCAAGTATATTAAGTCAACTGGGTTGCCTTTGCTGTCTCGTTTGATGTATGCATATCCATTGCCATGCAGCATCATATCCCATACAAGTTGCTTGATGAAGTTGAATTTACTCATCTTCAATGTATAGAATAGACGTTCAAAGTAGTGATGGTCAATTAGTTGCGTATCATTTACTGCTGTTTGCTTAACTTTGATTGGAAGCTCAGCAATAGCATTAGATATCATCTCTACTGCAGCAAAGACTGCAGACAGAGTCAAATGTGTCTTCTTTGAGTATTTTCCAAAGAACAAGCCGTCAGAATATGGCTTCACATAGACTAAGCCTCGTTTCTCTGTTTTCTTTTTCTTAAACCAAGACATGTATAAATTTAGTATCTTTTTATTAATAATAACATTTGTTTAGCAAATGTATATCAGTCGACTAGACTGATTAAACAATTTACAATTGTAAATTATAACGTTGTTAATTTAATCAAACTGAAGTTTGATACATTATAACGTAGTTAACTTAGCAGCGACAACTGGCTCATTCAATGCTCCACCTAATGCTTGCAGATTAGATATTACAGCATCTATCTTGTTGCATCTGCTGTCTCCTTTAGTCGGCTTGCAGTTGTCGTTCCAGTCCACTTTAAGTTGAGCATTGTCAAAGCACCATATTACAAGTGGATTTCTGTCTAGCACAACTTTACCACTTCTAAGTAAGCGCTCAAACTCTTTAGTTGGACGGTTGAAATTGCCAATTGCTTGGCTGTATGGCTCTAATGGTAAGCCAGCTTGCTCGGCTGATATAGCCCATTGTGTAGCATTCCAACTATCATAATTGACTGATGCTATACGGCATATCTTATTGATTTCCAACACTTTATTTAGTATGTAGTCATAGTCTACAACATTGCCTTCAGTCACATGCAGATAGCCTTTTCGATGTGCTTCTTTGTATAGCTCACCATTGGCTGACTCTTTCAATGCAGACTCAGGTAAAAATAACCAAGTTTTGAAATAGCATTTGCCATCTTTCTCTATCATTGCACTTACTGCTGTCAAGTCGCTTACTGCTGACAAGTCGACTCCAATATATGCATAACTGTGCTTGCCTTGGCAAATATCTTCTAGCTCAAATGGCATTGAATTGGTTACCAACAAGTTATGTGGAAGCCATACTTCTGCTGACTGCATCCACTCATTGAAATTTTTAGTTCTAACACCAACTTCAAGTGATGTGTTGTTTAGAGCAGACTTCACCTCATCACGCATATACTCATATGTTACTGTCTGTCCAAGACTTGGAGAGCATTTTATCCAATTCTGCTCATCTGTCCAGTCATCACCTTCATCTAATTGGTATATAAGACTGAATTGGCTGTCGTCTTGTTTTGAGCCAGACAAGATGTCTTTGCATGTGTTCCACATACTATAGCATGGATATGAGTCACCAATTAGAAAGCCGGCTGTTGTAATTACAATAGACAATGGTTGTGTGCGCATACCTTGGCTTGACTTCATCACATTGTACAAGTCCCAATTGCGTTGAGCATGCATCTCGTCTATAACAAACATCTGGCTGTTATATCCATCATTGCCCATACTGTCGCTTGATAGAGTCTGTATGTATGACTTGGTGCATGGAACTCTTACATCATTACGATATATCTTGTATATAAGTCCTTTAGGGTCAATTGATTGCGCAAAGTCTTTTGTTTGTCTAAAGCATATGCCAGCTTGTTTGGCTGAGTTGGCCACAAAGTCGACTTCAGCTCCAGACTCGTTGTCTATAGTAGTACAGCATAGACTTAGAGCAGCAGCAAGAGCAGTCTTACCATTCTTACGGCTTAAGAACATAAAGACTTTCTTAGTTACACGATAATTGTTCTCTTTCCATTTGAAGCCAAATATATTAGCAAATGCAAACTGTTGCCATGGTAGCAATATAAATGGCTTGCCAGCATGCACACCAGTAGAGTGCTTCATCTTAGCGACAAAGCGTATCTTCTTGTCGACATCAGCTTGGTCAAAGTACATATCATCACGCTCTAAGAACTGCAAGAAGCGAGATGCAGCTTGCTTTATAGTCTCACATGCGTTGATTCTGCCACTTAGGACGTCTTGTGCGTATTGGTAATATTCAGTTTGTTCAATCATTATGAAATTTAAATTGCTTGCGCAAATGTAATTGTCTTTAGACAATTTACAATTGTAAACAGCTTATATAAGTGTTTGATTATCAGCCATTTAAGATGCTATCAATGTAAGCTTGTGTATCAGAATTTTGTTGATTTTTGTTTAGACTCATCATTCTAGCTTTATTTAATGGACTGACTGCGAATTGGTTGAGTATACGAAGCACATTGTTGTAAGCTATATTCATTACACTGAAGCTGCGTGATTTGGCAAGTCTATTGCGCTCATCTCTAGACAAAATGCCATACTTAGCCATATCATCTCTTGCTTCAAGATAGACATTATACCAGTCTCTAATCAATATGAGCATAGGCAAGAACTCTTGTGGAACTTGCTTATAGTCGCTTTCTAATTGAGTGATAATTACTTGTAAGAATTGCTTACAGTCTTTGTTGCAATCAGTTAGAATTGACTCATAGTCTGCTGTATTGCGTTTTAGGTTGCGTTTACTGTCGTTCGTCATGTTGTTATAATATGTATTTATATATAAAAATAATCAATTTTTTGGCATATAATTTTCTAAAAGAAAATATATCATACATATAGTATAATTATATAACAAAAAACAGCCATCATTTGTGGTGATGGCTGAGAGAAGTTACACCACTCAAGCATAGTGGTGGTTGAGTATGTTTGTTAAAAAATCCTGTTTTTCAACTTAAACAACTATAAGAATTGGTTATAATATAGTTTATAAGACAGTCCTAAACAAAATTAACATAAATTTACTATAATTTTGTTTTAGGTTGATGCTTTTTAACAGCTGCATCATGCTGAAATAGAAGAACTCATAACAAACATTTTAGTCGACGTCAAATTTGTTTAGAGTGGGTACGAATTTACCAATTTCGAATATTTAGGAAATGTTGAAAAATCTTATACTATA